TGGGCCTCAAATCCGTCCTCAGTAACGATGGCGGGGATATCCATGCCATCTGGATACACGCCATACCGCACCATGTCACCGACATGGAGGTCGTCCCCGTTTGTGTCACGCCAAACACCATCGCCGTTCAGCCTATCGTCCGGTTGGTTAACGTAGTCGTAATTGATCGCCATCTGTATCCTCCTGTATCAGGCTATGCGTGTTATGGGCTCACATGCGCCGCAGTCAGCGTCCAGCGTGTCCCCGATTGCGGGGGCCGACCTGAGCCACTGTCGGAGCCCGTCGGACGTGTCACCCTGGGGCTCTAGGGTGTCTAGCGCGTTATCGATCAGGTTGCGTAGGTATTCGCTACCCTCGCACCCGTCCAGCCCGATGGCGTACACCTCGTTACGGCGTTCCTCTGCCATGTGTGTCATCGTGCATCCTCCATCCGTTCGATGATCCGACTAGCCTCCCTCTCGGTCATGAGTCCAAATTCGGCCAGTATCCTGAGTTCTGCCATAGCCTCTGCCATGTCGCTCTCCTTCTCGCGCCGTTAGCCACGGCGCTGGCGCTATGTGTGTCTATGCCGCCTTGATGCGGCGTTCCAGCAGCTCTCCCATCGCTTGGGTCACGATGACCTTGGCTGCGAGGGTCACGCCATCCTGCCAGCCGCCGTTGTCCGCGTTGTGCCATTCGCCCAATGCGTTGTAGATAGTCAGCGCCTCATCGGTGTTGAGTGTTCCCATAGCATTGGCCCTTGACTGGCACTTCTGGAAGTCAGCGTGTTCGCTGACAGTCAGGGCAAGGGTCTCATCGTTCTTCGCCAGACTGGCCTCTATGGGCTGTCCTTTGAGGTCAACGCCGCTCTCGATCAACTTGTCGATGCGCCCTTGTTGCCGTTCGATGGCCGCGTCTATCCGGTTCGATCCGCTGTAGAATTTCATCTTGAACCCTCCTGGCCAGCTTGGCCCCTGGCGTGGGCGCTTGTGTTTCTATTCCACAAAGAAAACTAATCGGCTATGGGTGAGGGCGTCGTGGTAGGTTTCCCAGGGCCCCATCCAATCGCATTGTGGCGGCTATCGGGCCTTGGTGATCGCGCCGCCTCGCAGCGATGCCGAAATCTTGAGGGTAGTCTAGTGCTATTCCACAATAGCCATATTGGGTTACAGATCGTTCGGGATAATTCGTATTCCATCCTCGACCGACATCAGTACATTCCCACATCATCCTCCCAATACCCTTTGCACATACCCATTTCAATTCACCGACAATACATTCTGGACATTCCATTTTCGTATCTCCCTCGCGTGGTCTCAGCCGCCACGCTGGCGCTATCTAACGGCGCAACATACGGCGCGGGTATAGTTGGTTTCGGTCATGCTGTAGTGCGGCGCTTCAATGTAGAGCGCCGCGCCCCTAGGGTCACTCTGGTGATAGTATTTCAACGGTGACCCGTTCGGTGCGGCGTATTTCTTGCATACGGCCTTGATGCGCTTGAGTGCGCCACGTTCACGATCTGGTACGAACATCCACTCCTCTTGGAATGTCCCGTCATCATCGGTGTAGCCCCCAATACTTCGCCCTGGCCTATCACCAACGTAAGCGTAGGGATCGCCGTTATTTTCTTGCCAGGGCCGTTGAATAGTACCGTTGCACATTTCTTCATCCCATCGGTGCAAGGTCATCTCGGCGCGTCGCAAGATCCGCGCGTCCGCTTGTGTTTAGCTGCTCAGGATGCGGCGAAGTTCGCGTGCTTTCGCCATGATGGCGGAGGCATCGGCCAGCTGGACCGCATCCGGTATGTTCTGGCCGTCGGAGTGGTCCACGTCGTCGAACTCACGCGCCATCTTGCGTAGCTCCACGTCGGTCACTATGGCGTCGAATAGTGTTTTGGGGTCGCCGGTGGGCTGGTCCATGATGTACTCCTCGCGCCGTAAACCCGGCGCTAGTGTTTCGGATAGGCCACATTCTTGACGTTAGGGTCCCAACACTCCCGGCACGGTCCGCACTTACCACCTCGCTTATACGCATAGCAAGTTTCACTGCCGTCAGTAACTACCGTCGATGTGGGCAAGCCGTACCCACTAGGCGGTTCACCGTCTACCATGTGCGCTGACAGTCTGATTACCAGATTTTCCGGTATCTCGTGCGATTGTCTGTACTCCTTTACCAATGCGTATTCTCTAGTGGGTATCCAGTGGCGGACGCTAGGTGTCCGCCTTGCAACCTCGCATATCTTATCTAGGTGTTGCAGGCTTTGGATGTCGCCGCTATCGTGCCATCTGAAGTAATCGTCGCCGGTGTCACCTATCAGAAACGCCATAGCGTCTACCCAATGATCGTGAGTGATACCGTCCAGCCTACGTTGCATCGCACTCTTGACGTTGCTGAAACGATAATTACCCTTCAGGGCGTAGCACCCAAAGCATACGCTGTTAGGTACACTCACAAGCTTAGAGCCTACGTTGCATTCTGATGCCGGAATAGATATGGCGTGGCACGGCATCTTACCCGGCCTTGATAGCGTGCCTGCCGTGCCGATGGCCTCTTGTTTGTTCAATGGTTAGCTCCTCACCCCATACTCGCTTATGTCTAGTTCATCCTCCCCCGCCGTAGCCCGGCGGGTGGCGCTAGTGGTTGCTATGCGTCAGTCCCTACCGAATCCCAGGGGCAACCCGGTGCCTTCGGCCTCGTCCGCAATGTCCTTGGCGCCATCGATATCCAGGTATGTAATTTCCGACAGCATCTCCCCGGTAGCAGAGGTCTGGAGGCCATCTGGCATCGAGTCGTACCAGTCTTGATACTCTGCTTGTATATCCACCAGCTCCTCCAGTGCTTGCACCGCCCTCGACGCTGCCTCCTCCCACCGTTTCGGTCTGCTTAATTGCTTTGTCATGCCTACCCCTCTCTCTTGTTGTCCCGCCGAACTATCTTGTCACGCCTGTCCAGTTGCGTGAAACTGCTATACATAGTCACGTAGATCGCTCACGCTATCCGCAATGCGATCTGACACGCCGGACAGTTGTAGTGATAGGCCGTTCGGCCACGGACGAAATAGATGAGCCTATCGGTGCGTCCACATGCGGTCTTCATGGGTTAGCTCCTCTCATGCTCGGGGAAGGACTCGTAGGTGACGTTGTCCGCCTTTAGAACCGGAACGAATATGTATCCGCGTTCCCACGCGCCAGCGACCAGACGCACCCGTTCCGGTTCGCTCACGATCTGAGGTAGCAGCAATTCGGCGGCTTCCAGGTGCCGTTTCTCCGTCGTCGCGCCGTAGTCGTACGGCACGGTGACGGTACGTTTGCGCTCGTCGCTATGGAATGTGTCCATCCCGGTCGCCTTGATACGCGCACCACGGTAGTCCGTCGGCCCAAGGTATTTGGTTTGAATCGCCATATATGCCATTGTGTTAGCTCCTACCGTAGCCGTTGGCTACAGTTATTCCGCGTAGGGTTTTTGTGTTGTAGCAATGAAAGCACGCTAGCGCTAGCCGTTTATCGGTGCATTTGAAGTGGTCGGATTCATGGCTACACTCTGTTAGTAACCCGCCATGCCCCATACCTTTCCGCATTTGTGCAAGCGGTATACCGCCCCATGCGTAACCGTCCGGCGATTCTACGAACGCGCCACATTTATAAGCGCATTGACGTTCTGATACTGTCATTGGTTAGCTCCCATCCAGGATTATTACGGCACCAGGGTGATAGTGCATTACGGCGTCGCTTATTCGCTTAGTGGGCAATCGTGTGCCGTATGGAAATCGTCGCTTGGCGTGATCTGCGAGTAGTTGTACATGCCGTACTTGACAGGTATTCGGTACTCGTCCGGTCGAGTTTTCCACGTTTGCGTCTTGCCATTACGTCGCCAGTTTTCAACACGTTCTGTTACTCCGCCCCTAGGGCCTACACGCCGGACGCATTCGCCATAGTGGAAAACGTCCGCTGTTATCGCTTCGCTTCGGGATATCATGTTTAGCTATTCCTTATTCCTGATCTGCTATTTGCGTGCAGTGTTTCCATACCACGCAAGCGGACTCGTCGTTGTGTTTAGCACTACGTCGCGACTCTTATTCCGGTCGCCATGCGCTGTATAAGCGCACCCGTGCGGCTATGTTTAGGCGTGTATCTATGCTTTCCGGTTGACGCGTTTCGTAGCTTCGTAGTTCGCGTGCGTGTCTAGGTGAAAACGGCTTTTTACCGGCGGTCGCACTATCGAGTCGCCGCGTCCACTCGCGTATCTCAGCACGTCAATCCTGCTCATCTCTCGACGTTTACCGCTACCGCTACCGCTACCACGCCTTCCGGTCTGTCCCATGGCTGTTCCCCCTTTCTATTAGCGTTTCGTCCCTGGCGTCGATCTGGTTGGCTTGCTTGACGGCCTTGCGCTGACTTGCAGCTACCGCCTTGCTCCCCCGCCCCAGTCCCTTCGTAGTTTCATCGGACTGTTAATCGACACGAGCTATTAGACCACATGGCGGAGCATGTGTCAATACCCCCAGCCCCCATATTTGCACCCGATTTGCCGTGCGTCCCTGTATACAGGCGTAAATTCAATTTCAAATTGGTCGGGTGCGGGTGGTGCGCGTAGCTAGCTCCAGCGCGTGGTGGCCTGGATCAAGCGCGTCACCTGGCACGCGCTTGCCGTAGGAACGCGCGTATGTGGCAGGCGCGATGGGGGCGCGTGGGTGCTCACACTCCACGCCAGGCCCGAGCAAAAGGGACGCGGCGCAAGCGCGCAAGCGTGCAAGCGTGCAAGCGCGTCAGCGTGTAAGCGCGTAATGTTGCAAGGGTGGCGCGCTGCTAGGGCGTGCTGCTCAGCGCGAGCTCAGCGCGGCAGATAGGAACGCGCGTCCCCTCTTGGGAGGGGGATGGCTTAGGATTTATGTATAGCATATATGGGTACCCGTGCCAGAAATTCAGTGAATAGTCGCGTTTCGGGCGGGCGTGCGTATGTGAGTGGGCATTGGTAATGTTGTAGCGCGTGTTGAAAACAACCTGGGAATAGAATACAGCCCTGTAACAAGCCGTGCAGACCCCGAAAACAGTTTCCTTTCCGCCTTTCCCAGCCCTATTGGGGAAGAGGGAATAGAAACGATTGGGGGCAGTGAAAGGTAGGGGCTAGTAAATACGGGACACAGCCAGCAGAACAGCGTTTACAGTGTAAACCGATGTAATTACATGTAAATTGCAGTGATTTCGTAGCGGGTATTTCGTAGCTAGCATTATCTTCCGGAGTCTTCTTTTAGCGTGTAGGTTCTGTATATCTTGAAGGGGGAAGTTACACCCAGGGGGTCCTAGAGGCCCCCAACAACGAGGTGGGTGTGACGACCCCTTCCTCTCGCGGGCGCGTAAGTCTTAAGAGTCTTATACGTTCTTAGTATCTTAATATCTTAGTATCTTAATATTTTAGTATTTTTCTTTCTTTTCTTTTTTTCCCCCCTTTTTTTTCTTTTCTTTCTTTCTCAGATACGATTATGGGTTATGGGCGTTGGAAAACGGGGCGCACTTAGGGAAAAACCGGGTACAGAAATTGACATTTGGGGGATTTTCGGGTACGTTGGGCGAATATTGGATAGCAAAAGTAGGTATTCCGTCTATATCTCGCGACAGGGGCTAGGCCAAATGAGCCATAAGTCCAAGGACATAGCTCGTGCCACGCTTTTAGAGCCTCGGGCGAGTTACGGGGAGATCGCGTCCAGGTTTGGGGTATCTCGTCAGCGTGTTGGGGCGATAGTTCGCAGGTTGAGTGTGGGCCGGGGAGTGTCTCGGAAGAGTAACAGGAGAATACAGGATGCCGGGTAGCAGTGCGGCGGAGACTAGGGCTCGTCAGGACGCTTTTATTTCAGCATATTCGTTAGTAGGGTCTTTCAGGAAATCTTGTGAAGGCATTGATATATCGAGAAACACGGTTAGGTCGTGGATACATACCGATCAGCAGGGATTCAAGGCAAGGTACAGGGAGGCGCAGGAAGAGTTCAGAGAGTTCTTGCAGGATATCGCAGTAGAAAGGGTCAAGGACCAGAAACCTAACGATAATCCCGTGCTGCTCATTACCCTGCTCAACGCCCACTGGCCCGAGAAGTATCGCAGGGACGCCTACCATGCAGATAACGCGGCCAAGGAGATAATGGGCGAGTGGAAGAAGTGGGTCAAAGACAGCAAAAAGGCCGAAAACAAGAAAGCAAGAGAGGACGAGAAGTCGATAGCGCATACGGAAAAGGAAGAGGCCATACAGGAAGCGCAGAAGATTCTGTCGAGGAAATTCGGTGACAACCCTCACCAGCCAGCGTGAAGGCCCGTCCCAGAGGGCCGTAACAGAATATATATTCTCTAAGCTGGACTTCCTGCCTACCACACTCCAGTCAGATATACTCAATTGCCGCAAGAGATTCGTACTCGTTGCGGGCGGAGAACAGGCCGGGAAGTCTATGGTCGCCTCCAAATACCTTATATCCAGGTTCCTGGAAACCGAAGAGCCAGGACTGTATTGGCTCGTGGCCGCTGACTACGAACGCACACGCGCAGAGTTCGATTACCTCGTGCAAGACTTCGCTACCCTTGGGATACTTGCGGAAGTTACCAAAAGAGTAGACCCAGGACGCATTATCCTTGCGGACGGGACCAAGATAGAGACGAAATCCGCAAAAGACCCTCGTACCCTGGCTATGAGAGCGCCCGACGGTATACTCGGCTGCGAAGCGTCCCAGCTAGACCTGGACTCCTTCTATCGACTCAGAGGAAGGGTCGCGCCCAAACGAGGATGGCTCTTCCTGTCAGGTACCTTCGAAGGCTCCCTCGGGTGGTACCCACAACTCTTCTCCTCCTGGCAGGTGCCCTCCGAGGACGAAAAATCCTTCTCCCTACCCGCCTTCTCTAATACCTACCTGTATCCCGAGGGAGCACAAGACCCCGAGATACTCCGACTGAAGGCAATGGCCTCCGATGACTTCTTCATGGAACGCATCGAAGGCATACCGTCCCCGCCCGCTGGACTCGTATTCGGAGAGTTTAGAGCCGATATACACGTAGACGAGGATGCCAAATGGGTGCCCGGAGAAGATGTCTACCTCTGGATGGACCCCGGATACGCCGGAGCCTACGCAGTGCTCGCCGTACAAGAGATAAACGGCCAGATATGCGCGTTCGATGAGGTCTATGAGCAAGGCCTTACTACCGACGCCATTATAGATATCGTTACTAATAAACCCTGGTGGAAAGATGTCCACTCCGGCACCATCGACATCGCAGGATACCAACACCAGGCTATGTCAGCGCCCGCAGAACTGTGGATGGATAGAACCGGCATATACCTAGATGCTCAGAAAATACGCATCAACGAAGGCACCGAAAGACTCAAAGGCTTCCTGAAACCCGACCCTATTACTAACGCCCCTAAAATGGTCTTCTCCCCAACGTGTAAAGGCGCACTGTCCGAGTTCGGGGCCGTACCCAGCCCCTTCGACGGACAGACACGGGCCTATCGATGGAAGACCGATAGAGAAGGCAATATAGTCGGGGATACCCCCGACGATAAGAATAACCACGCCATCAAAGCCGCTATCTATGGCATAGTCAGCCGGTTCGGGTACGGATACGTTAGCTCAAAAGAGTTCATTAAGGTCAAACGGTGGGTTGAATAACTTATGCCAAGACTGAAACCCGAAGACATCATCGAGAAGGTAGACGGCCACTACGAGGCCACACACACCCTGCGCGCTCGCATGGACGCCGATCACCAACTATATAAACTCGACCCATACGACGCAGGTGATGGCTATAAATCCTATACCTCAAACGAGCCGCAGACATATGCCGATAAAGTCATCGCGTGGATGACCGCCGCAGACCTCGTGATCCGAATACCCCCCAGCGGTAACCCCCGTAATACCCGTGAGATAAATAACGACAAGGAACGATTCATCATAGGAGCCCTACGCTCCGCTAACGAACGACTCTCCACACGCCTGGTACCCCCCATTAAGAACCAACTCGCATGGTATATCGCCATCAGAGGATGGTACGCAGGCAGAGCTATCCTCACCAAAGACGGGGAGGATAAGACCTGCATCGACGTTACGCCCTGGGACCCTATGCACACCTACTGGGGAGTAGGACCCGATGGCCTCGCATGGGCCTGCTATCGCGTTAAGAAGACCAAGGAAGAGATAGAGGCCCAATACGGCGTTCGACTCGGCGAGTCACAGCCCGATACGGACGGCATTAACGTCTATGACTACTATGACAAGGAGTACAACACAGTCGTAGTGCCGGGACGCTTTATCAAGAAACGCACCCCGCACGGCTCTGACGGGCATGTGCCCGTCTTCCTCGGCCCCGTTGGGTCTACGCCACTCATACAGTCGATGGAGTGGTCCTCCATAGACGATACCCTGGAAGACTATGGCGAATCCGTCTTCAAGGCCACCCGGAACATATACGAAAACCATAACTTTATGATGTCCGTCATGCTGGAGCTTACCGCCAGGTCGCGTAAGCAAGGACTGAAAGTCCACAGCAGAGACGGCACCAAAACCCTCGATGAAGACCCCTATAAGGAAGGTACCGAGATATCCCTGGGACAAGGCGAGGAGATACAACCCCTCGGCCTGCTGGAAATGGCCCAGGAGTCCGGGGCATTTATGGGCCTTGTGGCAGGCGAGATGCAACGGGGCTCCATACCACATACCGTCTATGGCGAACTACCGTTCCAACTGTCAGGGTTTGCCATCAATACCCTACGGCAAGGCGTCGAAAGCGTCCTGGTTCCGAGAATACAGGCGATGGAACGCGCCTACGTGCAGATATCCAACCTGCTCTGCGACCAGTACCAGACAGGAGCCTTCAAGGCCGTGGAACTGAGCGGGCAAGACAATAACAGGATGTACTTCTCCGAGGAGATCACCCCCGCCAAAATACGCAACGGCGGAGACCCAGAGATAAAGATCGTTACCCAACTGCCGTCAGACGATATGTCCCGCTATGGCATGGCACAGATCGCTCGCGAAGGCCCCACACCACTCCTGCCAGACCTGTGGATACGCGACAATATCCTCGGTATCCAAGACGCAGACCAGGTCGAGGACGCCGTCAAGGAACAAATAGCCGAACGCACCCTGCCCGAAGCAGGGATATGGTCCCTGTACCAGGCCGCCATGAAACAGGGCAGGGAAGACCTTGCACAGATGTACTTCGGCGAACTGGTAACAATGCTATTTGCCAAAGCGCGACAATTATCAGATACTCTGCAAAGTGGTGGGCCGGGTGCTCCACCCGGACCTCCCTCCCCGGAACCCGGCGGAGCACCAGCCGGGCTACCCGGCCCACCACCCATGCCGCCGCCAGGGGTCGCTCCCCCAGCAATGGCCGGGGTCCCGCCGCCCGCGCCTACCCCGCAGGCAGGACCCGTCGTCCCGCCAGGACAGCCCAGGCCGGGAGCGCAGTCGGACGAGGAACGCCTCCGAAGAATCGGGCTCGCAGGCCCGAGAGGATAAAACGAAGTGGCAACTACCTCCGAAGAACGCGATCTCCTCAACGCCTTTAACTCTATATCGCAGGACCTCCTGTCCGGTACCACGCCCGACTTCGTGCGTAACTATCTCAGGCCGCCGGGGAATACTGGGCCAATGAACGCCTCCCCCGCTCCCGTCGGGCCGCCGCCGAAGATGTCTACCGTCACGCAGGCACAGAGGGGGGGGGTGTCCCCAGGCCAAGCCTTTGCCCTTGCTGAGGAAGGCGCCCGCGCAGGCGCAGAGACCGACGCACTGAAGTCCATAAGCAGAGAGCAGTTTACGCTCAAGAACAGGGTGAGAAAGGCAGCCGAAGCCCTAGTACGAGCGTTCCCCGAGGCTATCTTAGGCATTAGCCCGCTAGCCCCGCATAGCAACGCGGTGCAAAGGTACGCCGACGAGTTCGGGGTCAGCGCCGAGGAGCTAAATAGAGAACTCAAAGCACTCGAAGTTTTCTACCGTCAGGCAGGCACAGAACAAGCGTCCAAGAGAGCAGAAGCCCCGCTTATTACTCCCCCGAGTATGGCGCCGCCCGCTGAAGAACTCGGTTATGGGGTAGACCCGCGGGCCTCAGCCCTACCTACCCCGAGTATGGCGCCGCTAGTACCACCTCCAAGTTTCCAACAGTCCACCGCTGATTTCTTGCCAGAAGCTATACCACGCCTCGCGCCTGGACCTTGGGTGCAG